CGGTAGTAAGATACTTGCAGCTTCTACCTCAGCATCAGCTGTTCGAGGTATGTCTTTCAACATCCTCTTTTTGGACGAATTTGCATTCGTTCCAAATCATGTTGCTGATGCATTCTTTGCATCTGTTTATCCTACGATTACTTCTGGTAAATCAACGAAGGTAATCATTGTTTCTACGCCTCACGGCATGAACCACTTCTATCGAATGTGGCATGATGCAGAGAAGGGTAAGAATGAATATATTCCAACTGATGTTCACTGGTCTGAAGTTCCTGGTAGGGATGAAGTCTGGAAAGAACAGACAATCAAGAACACTTCTGAACAACAGTTCAAGATTGAGTTTGAGTGCGAATTTCTTGGTTCTGTTGATACCTTGATTGCACCAAGTAAACTCAAAACTCTGGTGTATGATAATCCAATTCAAACAAGTGCGGGTTTAGATGTTCATGTTGCACCAATAGATGACCATGATTATGTTTGTACAGTTGACGTTGCCAGAGGGGTAGGTAATGACTACTCTGCTTTTATTATTACAGACATCACCACATTTCCACATAGGGTTGTAGCAAAATATAGGAACAATGAAATCAAACCGATGTTGTTCCCCAACATTATTTTTGAACTCTCAAAGAAATATAATAATGCATTCATTCTTTGTGAGGTGAATGATATTGGAGACCAGGTTGCAAGTATTCTCCAATATGATTTGGAGTATCAGAACGTTCTGATGTGTGCAATGAGGGGTAGGGCAGGACAGGTTGTAGGTCAGGGTTTCTCTGGAACAAAGACACAGTTAGGTGTCAAGATGTCAAAGACTGTCAAGAAGATTGGGTCACTCAATCTCAAGACAATGATTGAAGAAGATAAACTCATCTTCAATGACTATGAGATTATTTCAGAACTGACAACCTTTATTTCAAACAGTAATTCATTTGAGGCGGAAGAAGGATGTAATGATGACCTGGCAATGTGTTTGGTTATCTACGCTTGGTTGGTTGCACAGGATTACTTCAAAGAACTGACTGACCAAGATGTCCGTAAGAGATTATATGAAGAACAGAAGAACCAGATTGAACAAGACATGGCACCATTTGGTTTTATGAATGATGGGATTGATGACAGTTCATTTGTAGATGCTCAAGGTGATAGATGGAATTATGCTAAATATGATGAGTATGGCAATACTGGTGGTGGTTGGGAACTCTGGAATTACTGATGGATTTTGATGAGCAATTAGAATTGGGTCATTTACTTCTAAATGACAGAAAATGTAAGAGTTGTGGTAAGATAAAAAATCTTGTAGATGATTTTTATAGGACAAGAAAAGATAGAGGTGCAGTACTTTCATCTTATTCTTACATATGTAAAGAGTGTTTTATTGAGTATGTAAAAGAGAAACGAAAGGATAAAACTCCAAAATCAAGATGGGAATATCCTGATTGGTAGTGTTTACTTCTTGTTTACCCTATCAAAACACCCAAAATTCTAAATATTAGTAGTCAAATGAGAATCAAAGGAGAGAGAAAACATGGCTACTCCTCAACTATCTCCAGGAGTATTAGTCAGGGAAGTTGACTTAACTCTTGGAAGAGCTGAGAATGTTCTTGATAATATTGGAGCAATTGCAGGTCCTTTTTCACTGGGCCCAGTAAACGAACCAATTACGATTGAGACACAGCAACAATTCCTGGATACTTTTGGTAAGCCAATCGGAACTGATAGACAGTTCGAATACTGGATGACTGGAAATTCATTCCTCTCCTACGGTGGTATCCTTAAAGTTGTCCGTACCAGTGGTAGTACACTGAACAACGGTAACGCTGCAGTTAACCAGGCATCAACTACGGTTAAGATTGATAACCTGGATGATTTCGAGCAGAATCATACTGAAGATTCTAGTTTTTATTGGGCTGCAAGAAACCCTGGTACATGGGCCGATAGTCTGAAGGTCTGTACTATTGACAACATGTCAGACCAGATTATTAGTGTTGCAAGTACTAATCCTGGTGCAGATGGACTGGTAGTTGGTTATGGTGTTTCTACCCCACTAACTAATGTATCGATTCCTGCCGCTGGTTCAGTTGTCAACTTTAATGGTAATCTAAAAGGTATCATTACTGGAGTTACTACTGACGCTATCGGTTCAAAGAGTTCGATCGAAGTTAAGGTACTGGCAAGAGTTAGTCCTACTACTCAAACTACTACCAATCTTGGCTATACTACTACCTCATACACCACAGTTAGTGCTGGTGCTACTTCATTCTTTGTAGATAGTACTGCTGGTATCACCACTGGTAATCTGGCTGTTGTTCCTGGTAGTGGTGGTATTAAGATTGTAGGATTTGGTGCAACCACACTTGTATTGGCAAGTGGTATTGGTGCTTCTATCACAGCAGTTGGTGCTGCAGTCACATATCAATCTGTGACATCTATTGCAGGAACTGAAACTCCTATTACTTATCAGAACTACAATCCAGCAAACTCCTTTAGTGCAAGTTCAGTTCTGACAGTTAGTAATGCTGCTGGTACAACACCAACAATAACCAACACTGGTTCTGTAACTGACTGGTATGATGAACAGACACTTGGTCTTACAAACTCCATCATTTACTGGAGAAATGTTGCACCGAGACCAACAACAAACATTTATGTAAGTGAAAGGTCAGGTTCTAATGATGCCATAAATGTGGCTATTGTTGATGATACCGGAGAGACAACTGGTATTCAAGGCAACATTATTGAGAAATACACATCACTGTCTAAGGCAACTGATGCTACTGCAAATGGTGACAATCCCACCAGAACTTACTATAAGGAATACATTGCTGCTAATTCCAAGTATACTTTTGCAGGTTTCAACCCATCTAATTCGGAAGATACTTATTGGGGTACAATCCCCACTGCAGCTGGTTTCTCTACTGGGTTTACACCTTATACAACCGCTGAAGGTCTTTGGGGACAAGAAGCTCAGAATATTACATTCTCTTCACTAGGAAATGTAAGTTACACTTTGAGTGGTGGTGTTGATTATAGTGCAACGGGTGGCTACTCTGCTGACCTTTCAAACCTTCTTCAAAGTTACAACTTGTTTGCTAACAGAGATGAAATTGCTGTTGATTACTTGTTGATGGGTCCTGGACTTCAGATTGAGAGTGAGTCACAAGCAAAAGCCAATCTTCTGATTTCTATCGCAGAACAAAGAAAAGATTGTATTGCTACTATCTCACCACATAGAGGAAATATTGTTGGTGTTCCAAATCCTGTAACTCAAACCTCTAATGTTTTGGGCTTCTATTCACCTCTACAATCATCTTCTTACGCAGTATTTGATACTGGTTATAAGTATACGTTTGATAGATTCAACAATTCATTCCGTTATATCCCAACTAATGGTGATACAGCTGGTTTGATGGTAAGAACTAATATTACTTCGTATCCATGGTTCTCACCTGCTGGTCTTCAGAGAGGTGTTCTGAATAATGCGGTCAAGATGGCTTACAACCCATCTAAGAATCAGAGAGATGAACTCTACGCTGCTAGAGTCAATTCAATTATCAACCAAAGAGGTTCAGGTATTGCACTTTACGGTGATAAGACCGCACTGGCGTATTCATCGGCATTCGATAGAATCAACGTAAGAAGATTGTTCTTGACTGTGGAACAAGCTCTTGAGGGAGCTGCAAACGATCAGTTGTTCGAAATCAACGACGCAGCCACGAGGTCTAACTTCGTGAATATCGTTGAACCATATCTTCGTGATGTACAAGCCAAGAGAGGTATTTACGATTTCAGAGTTATTTGTGATGAAACAAACAACACTCCAAATATCGTTGATAACAATGAGTTTAGAGCTGATATCTTCATGAAACCCACCAAGTCTATCAACTTCGTCACCTTGACGTTTGTTGCTACTAGAACTGGTGTTAGTTTCGAAGAAGTAATTGGTACTGTTTGATTATTAAATAACTACTAGGAGGACCAAAACAATGGCAGAAACCAAAACACTTTCACAATTCAAATCTAGATTAGCGGGCGGTGGCGCCCGCCCCAATCTATTTGAAGTTTCAATTCCATCATTCCCATCAGCAATTGTTGATGCATGGGGTAGTGGAGACCAGTCTGAAAATGGAACTTTCAACTTCCTTTGTAAGGCTGCACAACTTCCCGCTTCAACCACACCTTCAGTCAGTGTACCTTTTAGAGGTAGAAATCTGAAAGTTTCTGGAGACAGGACATTCGAACCATGGACAGTCACAATCATCAATGATGAGGACTTCCAATTGAGAACTGCATTCGAGCAGTGGATGAATGTTATCAGTAAGCTCGATGATGCTACTGGGGTTACCAATCCAACATCTTATATGACTGATGCATATGTTCAACAACTCGGTAGAGGTGCTGAAAGATTTGCAACCACTAACGAAGGTGGTCGGTCAGCAGTATTGAGAACTTACAAGTTCTATGATATTTTCCCAACTGCGATTTCTGCAATCGATCTGAACTATGATACTACAGACCAGTTGGAAACATTCCAAGTAACCTTCGACGTTCAGTATTATACAGTCGGTAACTCCATGGAGTCTACTGGTTCTAATGCAAACGAAGTTTTGATTGAGTGATAAATAACTAGGAGATACACTTCTAGTAAATATATTGCAATGGCGAGACTATTTGGTTACTCAATTGAAGATACCGAAAAAACACCGCCTGGCGTAGTATCTCCGATCCCTCCCAATAATCAGGATGGATCGGAGCATTATGTCAGTAGCGGTTTTTTTGGTAGCTACGTAGATATTGAAGGGGTATATAAAAATGAGACGGATCTAATCAGACGATATCGTCAGATGGCACTCTATCCAGAATGTGATAGTGCAATTGAAGACATTGTAAATGAAGCAATTGTTTCAGACACAAATGATACTCCGGTATCAATTGAACTGTCTAATCTAAATGCAAGTGACAATATCAAGAAAAAGGTAAGAGATGAGTTTAGATACATTCTAGAACTTCTTGACTTTGATAAAAAGGCACACGAAATCTTTAGGAATTGGTACATTGACGGAAGACTTTACTACAATAAAGTCATTAATCAAAAGAAACCAGAAGAGGGTATTCAAGAGCTGAGATATATTGACTCAGCTAAAATGCGTTATGTTCGTAGGTTGAAGAAGAAAGGTCCTGATAGTCTTCAGACCGCACAAAGTCAATATGCAAATTCCAATGAAACTGCATATGATTTTCCAGATATAGAAGAGTTCTTCATCTATAGTCCAGATGCTCGTGCTGGTAATACTGCTGGTGCTGGTTACGGGGGTAACCCACAGAAGGGAATCAAGATGACTCGTGATTCTGTTACCTATTGTACATCTGGTCTGGTTGATAGAAACAAAGGTCTTACATTATCCTGGTTACATAAAGCAATCAAACCACTCAATCAGTTGATGATGATTGAGGATAGTTTGGTTATCTACAGACTTTCAAGAGCACCAGAAAGAAGAATCTTTTACATTGATGTTGGCAATCTTCCTAAAATGAAGGCAGAACAATATCTGCGTGATGTGATGATGCGTTATAGAAACAAACTTGTCTATGATGCTCAAACTGGTGCGATTAGAGATGACAAGAAGTTCATGTCTATGATGGAAGACTTCTGGTTGCCTAGAAGAGAAGGTGGTCGTGGTACTGAAATTACTACACTTCCTGGTGGTCAGAACCTTGGTGAAATTACTGATATCAATTACTTCCAGAGAAAACTTTATAGGGCTCTGAATGTTCCTGAAACCAGAATTGAAGGTGAAGGTTCTGGTATGTCACTGGGTCGTTCTTCTGAAATCTTGAGAGATGAAGTCAAGTTCTCCAAGTTTGTTGGTAGAATGAGAAAGAGATTCTCTGATATGTTTAACGACATGTTGAGAACTCAACTTATTCTGAAGAACGTTGTGACTCCTGAAGATTGGGAGTACATGGCTGACCATATTCAATATGACTTCCTGTATGACAATCACTTTGCAGAACTGAAAGATGCAGAGTTGACAACAGAAAGAATCAATCTTGCGATGTTGGTAGATCCATATGTTGGTAAGTATTATTCTGCTGACTATGTGAGGAGACAAATCCTCCGTCAGACCGATGATGATATCATTGAACAGGATGCATTGATTGAGAAAGAGATTGAAAATGGTGTCATTCCCGATCCTAATGCAATGGTAGAGCCTATGACTGGAATGCCTATGGACCCTAATGCAATGGGTGGTAATCCTTCTCTTCCAC